GTGTTGCTATAGCTGATACTTGTGGTACAACGGTAAACATGCTAGCAACTTTTGATACACGTTCAGCAATGCGTGAGAGAGTTCCTTCCTGTGATTTGACTCTCTGTTCTCGTTTACTTTGTGGTGTTACATCATGTGCAACAACTGAACGGATGGTGGGGCCTGCAACTTGTGGGTCAACAAATTGGGCAAATATAGTAACATGAATAGATGGCGTTGTATTTGGATCTTGCCATCTAAGTGGGTTATTAACAAACAGTACAAATCGTCCCATCATAGATTGTGAAACTGCTGCATCGTCTAAGTCCATATAGGTACTAGATGCGACCCATGGTATCTCGATCTCTACTGTTGTTCTGTCGTTGGCACTAATTATAACATGCTCGTTTCCTGAAGCTTGATAAATGTTGAAAAATGGGCCAACTGATCCTCCAACTGCTTGTGTGTATGGTAACATCGATCCAAGCAGTGATCCATAATGAAATTCTGTTGCGTTAATTCTGATCGCAATTTTACCTGCAGCTCTCAAATACTGGAATCGATTAAGCTTCTCCATAATGTTTTGGATAGCTAACAGGTGACCAGGTAAATCTATAGTTTGAACAATAGTGCCTGAAGCTTGCGTTCCTGTCCAGTTAAAATCTGCAATTTGGTACATGCGTGTAAGAACAGGATATAATCCTTGATCTGCGTATGGATCTGCTTCTTTGTAAGCGACGGAAATGGTGCTCTTAACGTGTGTAACGTCGGCAACAACATCGTCTGCAAATGTAGTAAGTTGGTCAGTTTGCACAATAGCTACTACTGCGGGGTCAACTGGATTAGCAGGTGTTGACTGTGGATGGACATCATGTGCAATTGGAATAGCTTCAACGTTTCTTTTATATTGAGGTTTAACATCAAAAACCTTGAGACCAAAAGTTGATTTCTGTCCAATGTGTTTTTGCATCAAATGTGTGTAAGATAGGTTAATGGGTCTCAATCCATGTTGTAATAAAAAGTTGTTATACAATGTTTTCCAATTTTCAAACTTACTACGAGAGTGTTGAAACCAAGCTCGTAGTGCATTCTCCATTTGTTCGCGTGTTTGAACCATAGGGTCTGGTCCTACACGGATCCAATTAATGCTCTCCATGATTGTCTCTTCTCTGAGTGGGCCAAAAGAAATTCCTGATTTCATGATAAATTTACGTTTAAGGAATTCAACTTCATTTATGTTGTAAACTGTGACCTCATCAACTGGTCTCTTAAGGAAATCTGTGTATTCCATTCCAAAAGATTCAAAGATGACTTTGGCAACGTTCTTCATAGTAACTTCTCTGAAACGTTCATCTCTAGAGGGGTGTGAAGCAACGTGGTCATCTCCAAAACAAATGATAAAAATAATTTGTAATAATGTCCAAGGATCAAGTGTCGTAATATCCGCATAGGCATATAATAAGTACAATGCCATAACAATACTATTGAGTGGTGTGGTAAATGGTTGTCCGGATGGGTTGCCAAAAGCAACCATATATATGAGCATGGCAACAATGTGTTTTGCA